TGGGCCGCGTTTACCTTTACGCAGTTCAGCAGCTTTTATAACGGCTTCTGCGTGGTACTTTGCAAGCGTTTCTTTTCTTGCGGTCTGAGCTTCTTCTGACATTACATCATGCCGTACTCCGCGACCACGTTTAATTGGTGGATATTTTACGTTTAAATGCGTCCATGAGCTACCATTCCGTGCATCTTTGACTGTATCAATTGAACAGTCCAGCTCAAACTTTTCTGCAATTAAAGCCAATACATCGGCATTAGAGATGTTCCAGTGCTGTGGGTCTCTGGCAAACGCTACGATTTCTTCTGTCAGTACTGACGTTGGTAAAGCCTCGCCAAACAACTGATCCACACGATCTTTGCCTTCACCGCCAGCAGTTAAGTTATACCCTTGACCATTTTTAGCGTGGGTGTTGTGCTCAATAATTAACTCACATTCAAAACGCTGGAGTTCTTCAAACGATGTGGCTTCTTTTAGTACCGCAATACTGAAATTATCTGTGCCGTATTTACGCATGGCTCTGTACAGACGCTTATCACTTCCTGTTCGTGCTGCACACAAATGCTCACGCCAACGCTTAGCCAAGGCGCACTGGGTAATCCCAATGTATCCATGACCATTTACGTTATTCGTGATTTTGTAAACCAGCATCAATACTCCTAGTTCGTGTCGATTGTTGTCCATCCAGCACTCTGAACGTCATTAATCTGTGTCCAGCCCGAAGACTGAACGTTGTTGATATTTTGCCAGTTTGCAGTCTGCGTGTCATCAATAATTTCCCACAAAGGCCGCCCCACCACTAAATCCGATATCGTTGCCAGCTCCACAATTGAAGCCCTAAACAAAGCCAGCGCCGCATCTACGTCCGATCCTGTTGCGCTCTCAGCGATAACACCGCTGAACGTAACCTTTGCCGCCGCAGAATCAGACCCGCTTGCCGACTCACTTACAGAAGACCCAACAGAGATATTGGCAACTACTGCATCCGTTCCAGTCACACTCTCAACAATATATGCCAAGAATGTAAACGCTCCTGCCGTTGTATCCGTACCTGTTGCGCTCTCAAGAATCTGCCCCAAGAAGTTGGCAAATGCAACCGCCTCATCCGATACCGCCGCGCTCTCGCTTACTGACACCCCATATGTGGGTATCGCGCTTATCGCATCACTTCCTGTTCCAGTTTCACTCAAGCTTGCTACAAAAGTAGCAGAAGCACTTACCGCGTCTGTCCCTGTACCTGTCTCACTGATCGCCGCACCAATTGTTGCAAGCGCACTTACCGCATCTGTTCCAGTACCTGTTTCATTGACAGCCGACCCAAAAGTCATTGCTCCAGCAACACTGTCAGTACCCGTACCCGTCTCAGAAACCGACACCCCATAAGTGGGCGTAGAACTTACTGCATCAGTACCTGTACCGCTCTCACTGACTGACACCCCATACGTTGGTATGGCGCTTACTGAATCCGTCCCAGTACCCGTCTCACTTACCGCCGACTCAAATGTAGCTAACGCACTGACTGCATCCGATCCTGTAGCTGTTTCGCTGACGCTAGACCCCAATGAGGCCAATGCGGAGACGTCATCCGTCCCTGTCGCAGTTTCAGCAACACTCCGGTCAACGACTGAATCACCCCAGCCAGCCTGACCCCATGTGCCAGAACCCCAGCCGCCGTCAGCCATTTAGACCTCAACCGGCTAAGCTGAATGTGTAAGTTACGCTCAAAACGTCACCAGAAACCACAGAGCGGTCACCGGGCGATGAGAAGTCAGCAGCAGAGAACAATGTTCCAGTCGTACCGCTCTTAGCACTACCACTTGTCAAGAACGCGCCGCCAACAGTGGAAGTTGCATTGATGTTAAACGTAGCAGGGGAAGCTGAGTTAGTCACCACGGAAGGGTTTGCAGTCGTTGCTGTAGCAAATGAAGCAGTCACACGGGTCGCATTGCTGTAAGGCACAACTTCAGTCCAGCCAGCGTGAGAAGACATTGTGTCGCCAGCCGCAGGGGTGTTAGATGCACCAGCACCATACAATCCGATATACCAAGTGGTAATCTGGGTTACTGAAGTCAAAGCCGTGCCAGCCATGTACTGAAGGCCAACGTTCACTACCAAGTTCTTAGACTCAGCAGACCACTTCAAGTTACCATCTTTATCATGGCACTCAACGTAGTAAACGCCTGTGGCTTTGGCTTGCTCGCCTGATTGTGTACCGGCAGTCAGACCACTAAAAACATGGTCAGTTGCTGTGAGTTTTTCTGTGGTCATATTGACTCCTTAGTTAGAAGAACGAATTAACGCCGCCGATGCTGTATTAGCGGGCATTGTGATTGTAAAGTTAGAAGATGTTTTATCGGAACCAAAATCCAATACGGCGATTGATTTATTACCCTGAGATGAGTTATAGATCAAAGCACAACGAGCTGTCACCGAGGCATTGAATATCACGTTGGAGAAGTTAACAAACGCAGTAAACCCATCAGATTGAACAGTTGTGCCAGTCAATGTGACCCCGCCAGCCACATAACCAGTACCAGTCACCTCATTTGTTGATGAGTAAACAGTTGTGGCCTGATTCAAATCCGCGCTGGCCGTGTACAAAGATATCTTTAAGATATCAGTTGTAAGGTTGTGAACGCCTTGATACAGCTCTTTTTTGAAGCTGGTGGTCTGGGTCTGGACAATACTCATGATACGTTTATCCTAGCCTGACCATCACGATAAGCATCAGCACGTTGTTTGCCATCTGCCAAGTTTTTATACAAAGCAATTGCCTGGACATAACGCTCTTGAGCAAGGTTAACCATGTCGGGCTCACCCTTCATATAGGTATAGGCCTCACAGATAGTTCCGTACAACAGAACAGAATCAAAGTTATCACCCAGCCATGTGGTGCCGGCAGTAACAATCGACTCAGGATAGTAGTTGTAGTGCAGCTCTGCGTTGTATGCGGCACTGGGCGTAGGGCCGACAATGAATGTCAACTCATTTACATCATCAGATCTAGGGCCAAAGATAGCATAGTGTCTTGGCGCGCTCAGCTGGGCCGACAAAGGATATGCCTCACGAATAAAGTTAACGTCTTTATTCAAAAGGTAAAGATAGTCACCCTGGAACACAACAGAACCAGATACAGTACCGCTGTTGGCCACAGTCAACGTAATGGTTGTGCCGGCAATACTGCGTACCTGTGCGTTCGTGCCAATACCAGTTCCAGTGACCTGTTGATTAACAGCAATACCAGTAGTGCTCGCCACTACGATTGTCTTTTGGCCTGATGTGCCAGTTGCAGTCGTAGTGTTGTATGGGTATACGGCAAGGCTATATACCGATAAAAAGTCAGATGGACATTGAAGATACTTATTGGCCGTAGTCAATACGCCTGTCACGTTCTTTCTCAAATTAGCGGGCTGTGCAGTGTTATAGATGCGCTGCTCCGCCTGACGTATGAACACATTCATATTGTCAGTTGGGAAAGAGTTCTCGCAGTAGTCTCCTACTTGCGTGACAAGCTGGGTGTAATTCATGCCATCGGGCCTCGAGACATCACGCCTTTAGTTGCCGCACCAGCTCCACGCATCTTGATACCGCTGGTCTTTGGACCTGGGCCTTCAGATCTGTTGATGTTACCAACAGTCATATTCACATTGTTTGCGCGGCTCATGTTTGGTCCAGAGCCAGGATTCTCTGTGGCAACAACTTTCTGACCCTTCATGTCGTGAGGAGGAGCGTAAACGCTGGCATCACCAACTTCTTTGCCCATCATCTTTTTGCTGTATGTAGCCATATTAACCCCGCTTTTGATAGTTTGCGCGCGCCAAATTGCGGCCGACTTTACGCATTTCCATGCCAGTCACGCCAGCACCTTTTTTGCCGCCTTCTTGCAATTTAGCCTTGGGACCGCTGTCGCCCAAGTTATTTACATCGGTCTTGCCCTTTTTTGCAATGCCGTCTGCTGATCGTGTGTATGCCATTTTTAGCTCCTATGAAACTGTAACTGTACCAACTTTTGTCGTTCCTACCAAGTAGTTTGGCGTCAAGTATGTATCAAACCCACTTGCACCACCCACTGGGAACCAACCCCACTGAATATCCCTTGAACCACCAGTCAAATTACCATTCGTATTTAAACCAGCCGTCACGTATGTCGTATCAGGCCTTGGTTGATACAAAGCCTGCGGATCATTAACAGGATACATACCCAACTGTAACTGAGGCTGGTCTGGATCCCAACAAGATTCACATACTTTAAGCTGATAAAGCTTGGTCTTGATGACCTCCATCTTTAACTGCTTTAACTTGTAACGCTGGCCACACCGATCACATTCGGCAATAGCATATTTGCCCGATGCGAACGGCGTAGTCATTAAGAACCTCCACCAATAAACGCTATGCGAGGCGCTAACCTCAAAGTAGCCTTCTCTCGGTCTTCTTGAGCTGCCAAAGTATATTGTTCATCGTAAACCCTCTTGAGCATATCAAGACGGCCTTGTAACTCTGGCACCTTCATGGCAATGTAGTAGGCGAGTCCCGCCACCACACATGGCAAGAAACGAAAATTCATATCGGATGTTTGTATACCGGCGCCGGCGTCTTGAATGCGGCGCATTCTGTAGTAAACAAACTGGTAGGGCTGAGATCCATCTGGTGTTGGCCATACAGTCACCGCAGGGAGCTGAGGAACATAAACAGCAGTTCCATCTGCCTGGGCCGCCGCAGTCGTATTGTTCTGACCCCTGAACACACCACCCAGCGTCAAACCGCTGATGTAAGTGTAGTAAATATCTTCAGTGCCTAAACGGATAAAACCAGATCCAGCCAGACCAGCTACTGAACTCAACGTGATTGTTGTGTCTGTTGATGAAATGGCACCATTAAGCACAGCCGTAGTGGGGTTAGTCTCGCCTGAGAGCCTCTGGATCCAAACTTGAATAGGTCGGCCTTGAACAAGTTTATTGGGGATTGTTGCGTATGTAGAAACACTGATGCGCGTAATACTCAAGTCAGATTGAGTAGAAGAATTGTTGGCCTGCGTTCTAATCACATGATCCAGCAAGTCAATCGTATCAGTCGGTAGGGCATATGTAGCCAAACCTTGGGTTAGATTGATAGTCCCAGTCTCAATGGTCCACATATTGATGCCACGATTAGCCCACTCGATGGTCATCAAATTAAGAGAGCGGCGAGCTGTACGTAGATCGTAACCACTACGCATCTCGCGGCCAGCTCTCTCCCACGCCTCTTCAGCGAGTTCAGTGAACTCCATGTTAAAGGCTGTGGTTCCTGTAGTGGTCATTTTTTAGCAGTCTTTGCAGAGTTAATGAATGCTTGAGCTGTGGGAGCTCCTTTGGAGCCAGGCTTACGCATACGCTCTTTAGATCCAGCTGCTATGCGTTTTCTCTTGGCGTTAATGTTGGCATACAAACCAACTGGACCACCATCGGCATATTCAGTAAAGTCGGTATTGTCAAGCCGTGCTTTACGAACGCCTTTGGGCATTTTGCTGGCGCGCATAGCACCCATACCGCGACTTGCCATCATAGTTCAGCACATCTTTCCGCGTGTTTTACCACGCTGAGCAATACCATCACCACGCTTAGAAGCAGTCATACCACCAGAAGCCATCTTCTTGACTTTACCGCCTTTTTTCATGACCTTGGATTGCATTCCTAGTTGAGAAAGGCCGCCCTGAAGATTGTTATATCCACCATAGTCTGGCATTGCTGGCTGGGGTTGAAGATTGTTAGTGAAGCCGCCACCTAAAGCGCCGCCCAAACCACCACCCATGCCACCACCAGTCAGACCTTGGTTAATAGTGCCCAAAGAGCCAGTAAGTTCAGTCAAAGACTTGCCCATGTCTTGAGCGGAGCCCATGGCGCCACCACCAGCAAATTTCTTTGTGCGTTTAGATTCAATCATGCCGCCTTTTTTATAGGGCTTGGGCATGGCTTTGTTGTAGGCCTCTTCTTCGGCTTTGGCTTTTGCGCGCTCTTTCAGCATCTCACGAGCTTCACGCTCTGCTGGGCTACGCTTTTCGTCTTGAATCTCGGCAATGGTCTTGGGATTAACAAAGCCACGGCCTGCGCCAGCGTCTTTCTTGCCCATCAATTTATCGATAATGTCCATTATTTTTTCCCCTTAGACATACCACCACCACACATGGTAATCATTGTGCCCTTGGTCTTGCCTTTTGTAGCAACGCCATCAGCTGATTTAGTAAAACCACCTTTGGCCAGCTTCAGGGATGTGCCTTTGCCGCCCTTGTGCTCTTGAGCATCGTGCTGTTTAAAAGCCTTCTTGATCATGGCTTTATCTTGAGCCATATCAGCCTTACCGCCTTCAGCCATGCCGCCCTTTTTCATGCCCATCATTTGCATACGATCCATGGCCATGTCAGCCTTAGAGCCTTCTTTCATGCCCTTTTTTTCCATGTCTTTGCCTGATTTCTCAAACATTTTCATCTTGTTTGCCATACCACCTTTGGCCATTTTGCCTATGCCATCGGCTGCAAAGTCAGGAACCATTTTGCCGTTCTTGTTAACCATAGTCATGCCGCCGTCTGCGTAACCTTTTTTCATATCGCCACCTTTAGAAAATTTAAGGCCTTTATCGGCCGCTGAAAAATCTTTACCCACAGATTGTGGGACGCCTACCTTCTTAGCAAACGATGGCGAATGTGCAATCGCTTCCATGAAATTATGCTGCTTCTTGCTTACGCTTGGCATTACACCATTCTCCCGCGAGTTTTACCACGTTGGGCAATGCCATCTCCACGTTTGGAAGCCGATGAGACTTTAGATGTGGTTTTATCTTTAACTTTTCCGCCTTTAGAAAATTGTGCGCTCCATCGAACGCCATATGTATTGCCAATTTTTGCTGGACTAATAGTTCCACCAGCAAGAGGCATACTAAACATACTACGCAAATTATTTTTATCCGAAGCCGGTAAATTTTTATTTAGTTCTTTTTCTTCCCGAGGACGAGGGGGCGGAGGTGCGTTATCACCAGCCTTATTAAAGTCTTCTGAAAAGTCGTTAGAGAATTCGTTGGAAAAATCGTATTCATCATCCATGATTATTTACCTTCCTTGGCGAATAAGCTGGTCAATCTTTTCTTCCAGCTTGTTAAAGCGTTGGTCAATGTGGCTTGTAATTCTGTCCACTTCAGCTTTAGTAACGTTATCACGGGCCACTTCCTCTCGAGTTTTATTCAACAAAATACTGATACGCGCCAGCTCACTCAGCTTGTCGTTAACAACATAAGCCAAAACTGACACTAACAGTGTTAGTGTGGCGGACCAAATTGTATTTAAATCCATCATGATTAACAGTTCCAAGCTCTTAAAGATTTATTGATGCGAGAGTTCGGATCGTTTGCCGTCTTTGCGCTGGTCAACTTTTTCTTCATACCACTCATCCTTGCACAGAAAGAGTCGCGCCGTGAGCCGCCTTCCGGCTGGGGCGGTTTCAAGTTCATGCCTTGCGCTTTCGCGGAGGCCCGACCCTTGGCGTTCAG